AGTCTGCTCATGCGTTTATTAATAACTTAACGATGTTAAAATGATTTTTTTCAGCGGCAATAATAAGCGCATTTGCTCCACTCGATGTAGATTCATTTACATCAGCTTTAGCTTTAATGAGTCTTGCAACTTCGGCTTCATCACCTGATTTTGAAGCAATAATTATTTCCGGTTGATCCATGAAGTGAGTTAATTAGCGTGTTAATTTTCCCGATGATAAAAAACGTGTTCGTATTCTCAAATTAATTAATAATAAAATTTGAATTAACCGAAAGCGCCTTCCACTTTGTTACTGTTTATAAAGTCTATAGCACTCATTCTTTTCTTGCCAGGCATTTGTAATTCTAACACTTCGATAGTTCCTTCTCTACACCCTACCAACAATTTTCCGTCTAGCGCTACCAACTCTCCAGCATCAATATTTTTTAAAGGCTGAATGGCTCTATTTACTCCTGGAGAATGCGGATCTGTTTTAATTTGTGTTCTTAAAGCATCTTCTCTAATTAAGGTTCTCCAAACGGTAGCCCAAGACATGAAGAAACGTTGTTCAGCAGTAAAGCCATCAATATCGTCTGGTCTTCCATTTCTTTCAAAGCTTTTTTCATACTTGCTAAAAACTTTTCTGCTTCAGCTCTAGTTTTGAAACACTTAATAACTTCATTGTCATAATGACTTAATACACAGAAAGCACCATTGGGCATTTCAGAAATATATTTATCTTCTGATATTCTTTGAGGTGATTCAACAACATCTTGCCTTGTAGACTCTGGTGGTAAAGCAACTGAACCTAACAAAGCTTTACCTTCGTCTGGAGAGAATCTATCTCTTTCTAACAGTGGCTGTCCATCTTCAGTAATCTGTACTGTATTTAATGGACGTAAGTAAATATCATGTCTATCATCTGCTTCAAGTCCAACAACTTTTCTAGCCTCACCAATAGTTATCCAACCACCTTGAACTCCTGTATTAACTCTCTTGTATAATTCATCCATGTCTTCAGATAGTGCTCTTACTTTTGTAATATCAAATTCACAAATGCCACCATCAGTAATTCCATAATCAGGTTCTAGTAATTGATGTGTTAATTCAGATGAAACCATTTTCCATAAAGGAATAAGTTTTTGCTCAGTAAAGAACTCTCTTAACTCTCTTGTGTTGTTGTAAGTGGCAGAATCTAATCCAGCACCGAGTCCAGCTAAAATTGCTGGGACACCAAGAACAGCAGATATTCTTTCTTCAGGCAGTCTTCTTAATTCTTGTAACTTCATTTGGTCAGGTGAGAAAGAAACAATATCTACATTCATTGAACCAGACAGCACCATTGGAGCACCTCTATTGGCACCACCAAATTTCTGCTTATATGATTCTGATATAGCTTCAGCTTCTTCTCTAGTCGGACCTCCAAGAGAATCATTACGAGGAGAAAGAACTACACCAGGCACTGCCATATTGTGTAGTAAAGCTGCTGACCATTGTCCTGCTGCTTCGTCTCCTAGTATTTCTCTTAAGACACCTTTGAGTGGAGCATGTCCTCTTCTGTGGTCATTTGGGTCAATACCTTGTCGGATATGAACTATGTCCTCTACAGGAATTTTTAAGTTTTCTCCACCTTTACCACTCTGATAGTATTCATAATGAGTGATAAGTTCGTTTTCATTTCCCCTAACTTCTACTAAGTTAGGCATGATAGGAACAAGTTGAACTACTTTACCACTTGAGTTCCTGTTCTTGTAAAGGAAAGCATCGCCTATCGTATTTATTGCTAAAACTATATAGTGTGATAAAAGTCCAGCAGACATATAGGGATTGGGCCTTTTATATAAATTTGTTATGGGATGATTATCTTGTACAGTTTTATTACCGAAGCTATCAGTTTTAACTATAAGTAAATCAGGTTCTGAAAATGCTGTTGATAAAACGTTAAGACAGGCTATGACTGCGGAGTTAGCAGAGCCATCACCAATCTCTCTTAACTTATCTGATTCCCAAAAACCAGCTGTTGTATTGTAACCATGTACAGACAAATCAGAACCATAAGATTGGTTGTAATTCGCTGCAGTCTTGCTTTCAAAATCCTTACCTCTGAAGGCATCAAAAGCTTTTTGAAATCTATTTCTTTCTGCCATTTATTAATATGCTTCCCAGACGCGTTTCTTTTGCATCTCTTGAGCCCCAAGTGCCATTGCGTCAACCATGTCATCATGCGAACCTAGTGGAAATGCAAGGAGCTCACGCTCTAGGTTCGGTAGCCATGGTGCTTCCGCTTTCATTAGTACATCTCCAGACTCCATCCTAGCCGATAATGGTAAAGCCTTGGTTATTTTATCTTTATCTGCTTTCATTTCCTGAACTCTGTATCCTTCTCTCTGTAGCATTTGAGATACAGTCTTAGACAAACCTACATTCTCAATACATACGTGTGACCAATTATATCTTTCGTACATATTTCTTATTTCAGGAAACACATCAGGCCCTTCTACTTTAATTTGCTTAACATCATTAATAAACAAAGTACCATCGGGGTGTTTTGCAAAATCTATTAAAGCAGTAAAGTCAGATGATGTAGCAGTGGTAACAGCAATATCAGCAGCACCAAAGTGTTGTAGTTCAAGTGGGTCCCATGAACCACCACCACCTACCCATAATCCTTCTTCGCTTTTTTGAAAATAGTTTAACCAATGAGGTTTAAATAAAGATTGTCCAGAATCAACAAACTCTGCTAAATACTCTTGTGTGTAAATAACAGAACCAACTTCTTTTTTAGCTACCTCTAACTCTTCGGGGTCAATAGCTGGATTATCTAGTGTAGAGAATCTAAATGTTTCCCAGTTCTTATCATCTTGTGCGTTCTGCCACAAATCATAAAACCAGTTATTCATTCCCATAGGAGTGCTAATAAATAAACCTTTACCTTTTCTCTCTGTGAGAGTTGGTCTTAGAACTTCTCTCCATACTTCTGGTTTAACAAAAGCTGCCTCATCCATAACTAGGAAGTCAAGACCTTCACCTCTAAGTCTTTGCGGATTATCAGCAGACTTAGCTGCAATGAAACCACCGTTATCAAAATGTACTTCCATATTTGCAATAGATACTTTGGGTCTTATCTTTTCTGGGAATGACATAGCTGCTGCTTCAATAGCTCTCCACCCGACACGAGCAATTGCAAATGTAGGTGCTACCCACCACGCTCTTTTACCTTGTAGTGCATTCTCCATACACATTTGTACACCAAGACGGGTTTTGCCGAATCGTCTTCCTGCACATAAAACTTTCCACCTAGCTTCTGAATCAGCTACTTGCTTTTGTGCTTCATGTAATGGTGGAAGAATTCCTTTATATTTAACCATTACTCTTCATCGTAATCATCCCATGTTTCGATTAAGGCAAATATTGTTTCTTCTAATTTGTCTAGCTCCATAACAACCATACCATCTGATGTTCCGTCAGGCATAGCAACAAATATGAATGGTCTAGTGTCTCCAATTCTTGTGTTGGTATCGCTTTGTTCTTTTGCTTTCTTAAACTTAGTCCATATAGTCTGTACCTGTTTACCAGCTTTTACTTCTACACGAACATGCCCTAGCCAACTCTCTTCGTGTCCCATCATTGAGCGGAACTTAGTATTAGGTATTTTTAGTTTCTTACGAGCTAGGTTTTGTTTTCTTCTACCTTTGTTACGATTTGTTCTCGCACGTTTAGCAGCATCACTTTTCTCATCATCGGGCTTATATGTTTTCAGTCCCATGCCAGTATTAAATCCTGGTCCTTTTTCTCTAAGCTTTCTAGCTTTCCATTCTCTAAACGTTTCATCTGGTCTTATGTCGTCCAAACCTACCACCTAAACTTTCTTTTTTTTGCCTCGCTATATTTCTTGTAAGAAGTGACTGTTAAATCACTTGGGTCTTTTTCCCATTCTACATCAACAGGAGTTTCAAACATTACGTTTTTAGATATCTGTCTTCTACATATTGAATTATCTTTAGGACACAAAATCTCTGGTTCCTCAGTAATCTTATGTGTAATCTCATAACTTGTTTTACAAGCTAAGCATTTATAATCATATCTCGGCATGCATTAAGTATATCAGTTATTTTGAATACGGCTATCCTATGGACAGCCGATGATGGGAGGAGGTCGGTGTGGATGCCGACATAAATATACTACCTATTCTTTACGTTCCTCGTGGTATTTAACTGTCTACTAAATTTATTAAGATAAGCATCTATGTACTCAAAAATATTTATCTCTTTAGGTATTAACATCTGTTGAACAGGTTTATCTTTTACAAACATAATTACAACATTCTCGTATTTGTTGAGTGTTTGTTTTTTAAATCTGTAACCTGCGTAAATAAAATCTTGAACCATGGTTATATAACCTTACCATAACAGTTTGGTATTTAAATAAAATGGCCGCCTCACAGGACGGCCTTAATCTTATTGAAAAGTATTCTTACTATGTCTCCATAGATGATTACTATTCTAGTATAACAACCTATGCAGATAGTCTATTCTGTCTTAAAGATTGTAGTTCATCTCTTACATCTTCAAATATATCTGACCACATTGGTTGAAAGTAACCTACTGGTCTTAATTGGTCAAATTGTCTAGCTATTCTGACACCTCTTTGCATCAACTTAACTCCGATATTATCCCAAACAGTTTTAGCTTTGTGTAGGTCAAACTTTTTTTCCATTGCCATCATTGTTCTGAAAGAAGCAAGAACAGGAACTAATACTGCTTGTTGTAATACGAATTCCATTTCTATGTCATCTTCAATGAATAGTGTTTGATTTTTGTTATTAGCCCATTTTGAAAATATAAATGGAGTATCATCTATAGTTTCGCCTGTAGCTTCACACCACATTGGGTAAGCAGTTTGTTGTACATAGTCTTTAAACTTGTAAATAGCTTTCAAACTATTCTCAAACTTCTTGTAATCTCCTACTGATTCTTCATAACGTGAAACAATTTTATTTTTGCCACCATACGCCGCTAATTTATTAACAGGCTTAGTTGTTAATTCAGAACCATCTGGAATTAATGAATATACAGTAGAGATAATATCTCTAACTTTTACAGTACCTTCATCTCCTTGGAAATAGACTATTGAATCCTCGTAAGGTGTATTTTTTAAACCTTTCTTAATCCATTCAAATTCTCCCTTATGGTTTAACAGTGATTCATCATTTACTTGTAATGAGTTATTAAGACCAATAGAGATATTTAGTCTTGTGTTTTCATCTGAAACATTTGTCATAATAAACACTCTGACTAGTCTATCTTTTGGAATAGAACTACTATTCTCTCTGATAGCACTATACAAGTGTCCACCATTCACAACACCATCTTTGCTTGAAAGTGTAAGTGTTATTTTATTTCCTTC